AGAACCATTGAAGGCAGAAGTGCCCTGATAGCTGGAATCGGTAGAATAGCCAGCAGCCTCGGCAGCTTCATTCACCATTTTCTGAGCCTTTTCCATGTCGCCATTTTCCACCGCTTTAAGATATTCATCATCCTTCAACGAAAATTTCTCTCCATTTTCCTTGGTAGTTTCAGAAGAATTATCTATCTTTGCAGCAGACAAGTTGACCGTAGGGTCGGAAAGGGCACCGACCTCTTCCTTATCGGAAGGCAGTATGAGGAGTTGCCCGTCCTCACGGTCAGCTTGCTTCTTTATTTTTTCCAATCCTCTTTCGTCAACGAAGTGCCAATGTACGATTTCCACATTATCTTTATTAGGATTTACCTCTAATAATACTGTGCGATTATTGCCCTTCTCGTCCTTCGTGTTGATAAGTACCCAATTATATGGTCTAGTTTTCTTTTGATTCTGACCATACAAATCAGGATTGTACAAAGCAGACTTAAAGATTACTTTACTCAATTCAGGAGTAACGTCCTTATGTCTCATATAATTACGCTCAAAGATGTTCTTCTTGATAACAACTGGCTTTCCTTCTGTTCCAATAGCATCAGCAATCTTATTTGGCAAGCTAGGCAATTCTACATTTCTAGTAGGATGCAAGAAGTCTTCATCCGTCAACTCATCAACGGACTTAATCTTATCCAGCTTTAAAGTACCATCCTGATTCAGAGGATTCCCCTGATTATCCTTCAACGAGAACTTCACCTTTGCATAGTCAGCAAATGGCTTTAGCTTACGATTGCTCGCATCAAGCCACTTGTCGAACTCATCCTTGCTTGCTCCAGTAATATTGCCAAGACCTTTCCATCCCTTGCTATAGTTGGCGAGATAAGACTTTTTGGCATCATCCATGGAGTCATAGCCATACATTACCTTATGCTCATCAAACGAGCCATTAGGATTCACTTGGTCAACGACAAACACATCACCATCCCAATTATCAAGGTCTGCCTTGTCGTTGATAAACATATCCAGATGGTCGCCATCCTTACCAAACTTACCACGGATATAGCCATAGGTATCGTGCATGGTTACTTTCCACTCTTTGCCATTTGCATCCTTGCCTGAGCGAGTTGAACCCTTTGGATTTTCTATAGTGTAATCGTAGCCACCGAACTTGATGTGTCCTTTCTTATAGTTACCACTCTCTTTCTGTGCGTCAGATGGATTGGTTTCTGTCTCGTCAATGGCAGATTTCAAGCGGAGAGAGAACTTGGTGTGATTAGTAATCTGAGCGTTGTTCTCATCAAAGATAACATAGTTCATCTTGCCTTCCTTGTTGCCACCAGCGTTGCGCTTGGCGATAACCTTCACACCATCAATTCCCATATCCTTAAGGAATAGGCTAGCTTTCTTCTGTTCTCCTAAGTAATAAGACAAATCCCGATACAGACCACCACCAGTAACGGAATGCTTAAGGTATGTGTCAGCCATTTCCTCCTTGTTGACGGTGTAATCAGCCTCTTCCTTAATCTGATCATCGTTAAATCCTGCTTTGCGCAATTTATCCACGAAGTCCTCTCTGCGCTTATTGTACAATCTATCAAGAACCTTCTCCTTCAATCCGTCTGGTGCTTTTCCGTCCCATTCAATATAGTTACTACCAGTATCGTCAGGAATCTCAACGGTGTAAAGATTACGCTCAGGCTCAGGAATGGCATCAAGACGTTTCTTTGCCTCATCCATTTCTTTCTTCGCCTTACCCATTTCAGCCTTTTCATCCTGCAACTTATCTTGGTTCTCTTTCAAAGCTCTTTCTGTGTCAGCCACTCTCGCCTCGAACTCATCAATCCAATTCTTGCGATTGCTTTCCTTAGCTTTGACAAGTTGTTCCTTAGCCCATTTTAGTGTATTATTCAACTTGTCTATATCTTGCATACGGAAGTCGTAAGTACCTTTTGCGAAGTTATAAGAAGACTTGGCTGTGTCATACTCAAACTTTGCAGAAGAGTATTCAGTATTCCGCTTTGCGCTATTCTGCTTAGCATAAGCCTTAGCGATACCTTCCACCTCGGTCACATAGGTTCCCCAGCCGTAAGCTTGAGCACCCTCACCGCTACCCATGAATGAGTGGTCGAACTTGTCAAATGATGCTTGGGAGCCATGATAGGTCTTGATGGAGAACTTAGGAGCATCAGCTATCTCCTGATTGATGCTGTTCACCACATCATCAGTAACAATATCGCCCTCCTGAATCTGCTGAGGTTCACGACCAGCCTTGCTTACCAAGTCAGCTTGCTCTGCTCTGGTCAAAATACGGTTCACCTTCATCGCACCAGTAATCACCCAAGGGTCAGTCTCAGGGTTCGGGTTGGTACGATACATATAATAGCCATCAGTAGGTAGATGTTTCAAGCCAGCGAGTGAGTGCTGATACTTGCCCGATGGATTGATACCCTCTTGGCGAGCTTCCTCCTGATAATCAACATCAGCAGCATACTCCACCTCAGCGAAGACGAAGTTCTTAGGGAAGAGAGTCTTGTTTCCATCTGCATCCTTACGGTTGAACTGTATAGCATAAGGTACGACACCAAGATGCCAGCCTGGTCTATAGGCTAACTTACCGCTACCGCCTTGTGTTCCCTTGCCGCCCTGCTTAACCTGAGGTCTGCCAGTCTTGCTTTCTCCTGCTATAGGAGCCGCATCGGCATCGAGCCATACACCAACTGGAGTAGCAGCACCATCAGGGTTCGCTACCATAGGTGGATAGAGTTTGCCATCCTTTAGCACGAATACCTTGTAGCCGATACCCTTCTTCTTAGGCTCAGGCTTTTGACGTAGAGAGAACGAAACATCTTCGCCAGTCTCAGAGTTTGTCACCTGACCATTGGCAGTCTTCACATAGGCTTGTTCGATGGAGCGAAGAATCAGACGCATATCATCAGAAAACTCCGTTCCATGAAGAGCCATCAGGAAGCTATTGACAATCTCATGCAATTTCGCAAGCAAAGGATGAGACATTTTGAGCAAGAGAGTATGAGCATAGTTTGCATCTCTTATCCAAATACCCAACTGGTCAGCGACAACCTCTTCTTCAATGGCATTTCTGTCATTCCAATACCTTGCACCACCTTCCTTGTATCGCTTTTGCATCTTATCTGTTTTAGTAGAGAAAGCATCCTCTCCCATCATATTCTTTACAAGAGTCTTCAACTCCTCATAAGCAGCAGGATTCTTTGTTCTCATTTCGTGAGTCATTTCGTGACCGAAAATGAACTGAACACCTTCTGTAATGGAAGAATCCAATGTAAGATATATTGTATTGGTCTTTTCATCAAACCTTCCATTGAATTGCTTATTAGAGTACAGCCATTGAATATTAGCACCCATCATCTTTGCTAACTTCTCTAAGGTCTTGCGAGTCTTCTGCCCCACGATGTTGTCAACGACCTTCATATCATCCACCTTATTCTTCTCAACATCAGCATCACTCTCGGTTTCTGTTTGCTGCTTGCCATTTTCTCTAACTAAGAAAGGTGATTTTGTACGCTGTTCACCCAAAGGTTTCTCATCCGTTGCATCCTCAGGAACTTCAATAGCCTTACTCCCCTCCTGTAGTTTGTCAGGGAACTCAGTATTCTCATTCTCCTCAGCCTTTTCTTCCTCAGCCTTTTCTTCCTCAGCCTTTTTCTTCTCCTCTTCTGCTTTCTTCTCCAGTTCAGCCTTTTCCTTTTCTTCCTCCTCCTTAGCTTTCTGCTGCTCGTAATATGCGGCATTCTCAGCAGCAGTCCTTTCTTCTTCAATGAGTTTCTCTGCCTGAGCGATACGAATATTCTCAACATAACTTCTTGCTTCCGAAGCCTTGAACCCACTTGTGAGTACACCGATAAGTGCGTTACGAATATCCTGAGTGTTGAGCGAATCAAGGTTGGATGGGCGATTCTCCCACAAGCTGTGAACGAGCGCATCAATGGTAGTTCCCTTGCCATCAGCAGCGAGCAACTGGGTCTTGGCAAAGTCTTCTCTACTCAACCCAGTCTCCTGCTTAACACCCTTACTTGTCTCTGTTCCCTCGTAATTGAGAGAGTGAGCACCGAGATTACTTGCTACATACTCCTCAGCAGTAAGCGGAATGGTATCTGTCACATCAATGCCTGTACCATCATACAGACGATGCAGCAGAGTTCCAACCGTCTCCTTATAGATTTGAGCAACCGCATCAGCATCATCCTTTACCGCACTCTTCAAGCGAGCAAACTTTCTTCTTGCCTTCTCAATCAGGTTTCTTCTGCCCTCAGGAGTATCTTGCTCCTTGGATAGTTGTCGCTCATTATAGGCATCACGGATAGCGACAGCAGAGTCATAAGCCGCCTGAGCATCAGCAATAGCCTTCTCCTTGGCTTGCTTAGCAGCCTTCTGTTCCACGAAAGTCTTACCCTTCACGGTCATGTTGTTAGCCTTGTCGAGTGCCTTCTTTGCATCAGATACATATCCAGACACGATACTATCTGCATCCTCGCCAAACTGGGAGTCATACAACTCGGCAGTCTGTGCGGCAGTCAGCTTCGAGAAGTCAGGATTGCCATTCTCCAGCATAGGTACGATGGTTCCATCTTCAAGAGTAATGGCAGGAGCAGAAGGAGTCTGTTCTGTTGCAGGAGTCTCAGCAGATTCAGGAGCGGCAGTTTCCTCAGCAGGACCAGCAGTCTCTCCCCCTATTGTCGGAGTCTCCACCTCTATCTCACCTCTATTCTCTCCACTATTATCCTCTATCATTGAGGAGACAGCAAATGCTTGCTTATACTCATCGAGCGACATAGTAGTAGCAGTTCTCACATCTTTCTTGTTTACCGCATGAGGAACGAGAGTGCCATCACTCTTCAATTCCATCACCTTAGCTTTTGCACCTGAATCACGGATAAGAAACAACTGGGAGTTTGGATATTTTGTATTACCATCCTTGCCGAGTACATCAGCAAGCACCACGTTACCATTATCATTGAGTATCTGATTGAAATCAAATGAAGGTTGAGTCTCCTCTGTCTCCTGATTCTGCTGCTCAGCACGCTCTTTCTCCATCTGTTCTCGTTGATCCTTTGCTGCTTGCAATCTCTGCTGGTCAGACTCATCCTTCATCTTCTGCAACTCTTCAAACGAGACTGGAATCTGTACATTCTCACCCTTAACAAGTTCTGTAGGTACATTACCATCAATAGTAATCATGGCAGTACCATCACCATTATCAGCGAGCACTTCATAAGTATGCTCTGTTCCATCCGCATCGGTAACAGAAAATTGGGAGCCAACCTCTACAGTTCCGTCAATTATACCAGCCACTTCCTTGATGGCATTCTCTTTTGCATCAGCTACCGCCTGAGCCTTCACATCATCGGCAGGAAGTTCTTCTCCCAGTTCAGCGAACATCAACGCATCAGCGTGTTCTACACTATTCGTTGTCGGGTCAAAGTAGAGAATCATATCATCGCTATTGCTTACATCAATGGAGCCATCATCGTGAGTGGCAATATTACCACTGATAATATACACACCATAGTCTTCCGCACCGCCTGATGCTTTGATAGTAGCGTTACGGACGGAGCCACGACTTTGGTCTGTGTACATATTCACTCTCTGTTCTGCCTGGTGAGCAGCGAGGTCAACCTTGTCTTGTGCATTATCAACCACACCCTGATAGCGAGCGGAAGACAACTGATAGTCATAGATAGCCCTATCAATATTGTCATCACGACCAGAGAGTGCTTCAAGATTCTCATCACTCATTGATACCAACTGCTGCTCTGATATACCGAGAAGTTGGGCAAGAGACTTCTGTTTGTCTTCTTGATCTAATTGAATCTCATGCGTATCTGCATCATCGGCATTGTGTCCTTCTGTATAAGCGTTGTCAATATCTGCCTGATGCTGCTCCTCAGGTGTTGTAGGCTCATTGGTAATCTCCTTGGCATTCATTTCAGCAGTCTTAGCAATATTGTAGCCACGCATCTTCATCAGGTTCACACCATAGTTGACAGCAGCATTAATCTGCTCCTTGGTCATAGTATCTCTCTGTCTGAGAATATCAGCGAGAACACCACCCATCTGCTCGTTGGTTGCGTTGTCTATCTTGTCCTTGATGTCTGCCCAGTTATCGCCCAAAAGACTCTGTGCATCGTTATCAGCCACGTTTACCTTGTTACGGAATCGGTAGTACTGAGCACGATTGTAGATGCCTTTTACAGGTCTGGAGCCAGCACCCATCGCATACATAGAGCCAACAGAGATAGCCATACCACCGATAATGTCGAGTTGCTGCTTAGCATCAAGGAGGTCACTCACCTTTCCTTCACCATCCAGCAAAGCGTGAAGAGGAATACCAATCTCCTCCTCCATCACTTCCTCACCGAAACCATTGATACCGAACTTCTCCATCCACTTCTTGGAATTGGTGTACCAGCCACTCTTGCCGATATTCTTGAAGAACTCAGCAGAAGCATTCATACCATGTTTCTCCATAAAGTTGACAGCACCCTTCTTGATACCATAGTTGTGACCGAAGAGTTTTTCAGTATAGTTCTCTACCATAGCAGAGGTCATACCCTTATAGAGTGCAGTACCAATAGACTCACCACCCTCATGCAGAAGATTTCCATTCTCATCGAAAGTGCCAAACTTATAATCACCCTTCTCATCCTGATACAGATTACCAAGATGTCGCTGCATGATGTCAGCACCAGTCTTCAACGCTTGCTCAGTTCCTGCCATCGCATACGAGCCGATAACATCGCCAGCCACGATACCAGTGTTCTTCAAAATGGCAGCACTCACCTTTCCCATGCCACGTTTTGCAGCAAATTTCAAGGCTCCACGACTGATGCCCTTGGTAATACCACCATAACCGCCAGTCAGGAAGAAGTCAGCCATAAATGGGAGACTCTGCCCTGCAATTTTCGTCCAACGATAGACGTTACCCATCTTCTCGTCTTCGAGAGCCGCAGCAGCATCCGCACCCAGTTTACTCTTCAGGAGAATCTTATCAGAACCAGAGAGAGGAATGTTGTTATCCATCTTGGTCTTGATACGCTCCATCTGCCCCATGATAGCGAAGTCTGTCAGACCGAAATCCCATGTTTTGGCAGTAAATACAGTATTGTCAAGAGCCTTCAAGGCATCCTCACCCCAGCTACTTGTAGGATATTGTTTCACCGCTTCAAGCGCACCAATCTGCTCAGTAATCAGAGAAAGAGAGGTTGCCAACTTATTTCTATAGTCACTCTGCTCGGCAGTTCTTCCGTTACCTGCACCGATACTAGCACCATAAGAGAGCAAAGGATTTCCGTGTTGGCGATTATCCTCAGCGATAAGAGCCTCAATCTCCTTCTTTCGAGCATAGGCATCAGCCAGTTTCTTGTCAAACTGCTTTTGAGAACCCTCCTCAGTAAGGTATGTTCCATTCTTGCCGATGTTCTCCTGCAAGTCATAGTTACCATTCTTGTTACGAACATCAAATACGGATGGAATCTCGCCAGTATCTACCGCTTGCTGATAAGCGTTATTCTGCTCGTCAAGGATAGCTTGTTTCTGCTCAGCATCATTCTGAGAATAAACATTCTCATTGTCTGAGGTAACGTATGCCCCAGCCTTGCCAGTCTCAGGATTGTAAGCAAACTCATCCTTCACCACATTATTTGCATCACCGCCATAAGGAGTCTGATGAGTGCCCAAATTCACACGACCAAAATCCTTCTGTTGCTTCTGCTTGCGTTGTTTCAGTCGGCTGTATCTGCCAGCATTATTAACTATCTGCTTTGCGCTTGCCGAGATAGCTGCTGCCCCAGCAGAGAAACGAGCACGGTCAGCAGCACTCATAGGAACACTACCGCCTTTCGCCCTTGATGATGTCCTACTACGAGGTACAAAGAGTGCAGAGTAGAAACGCTCATAGGTATCAGGAACATCAAAGTTCTGAGCCTTCAAGTTCTCGTAGATAGCGTGTCTGTTGTCCGCACCGCTCTTTCCGTCTCTTGTCAGGGCACTTTCAAACTTATTGTAATCGTTAGGCACATCATAGTTCTGCGCTTTCAGATTCTTATATAAAGTGTATAATGGTCTTTCTGCCATGATATATGTATATTATTAATTAACACTACCAGTTCACACCAGTCTTCTTCTTACCACCTTTGTTTGTTGATGGCTTATGGTTCAGTTTACCCTTACCATGCTTACGCTGATAAGCAATCTTCTGAGCCTTCTTTCCAGCAGCAGTCTTCGGTGAGTAACCCATCTTCTTCACTTCCCTTGCAGCCTCAGCCATACCCTCAGGGTCTTTCTCCATCAAATCCATGTACTCATCTACCTCTCCTGAGTATGAGCCAGTTCTTGAACTGCCACCGCCCGACGACTTGTTAGCACGAACACGACCAGTCTCAGCATTCATACGCTGAATAGCCTCCTGCGCTTGCCAATGAGATATTTGACCATCAGCCAGAGCCTTCTTGATAGCCAAGACTGCCTTCTTGTAATCAGCATCAGTCTGATACTTCATCTTCGATAAGTCAAGTCTTCTGTTACCTTGGTCAATTCTCTGCTGCCCTAGGTCATTCTTCGCCTTATTATTATCATTCATCATATCGTGATACCTGATTTGTTCAGCAAGGGTCAGGTCATTCTTTCGAGCTTCCTCATCAAGAGCCATCGCCCTCTGATAACCAGCCAGCCATGCCGCCCGATTCCTTTCTCTCTGAGCATCCATGTACTCCTTGCGCTTATTCACAACCTTAGTCATATCCGACTCGGGATTGTGTACCACCTTGGCTCCCTTAGTCGAAAAGTAGATATTAGAGAGCGCACGGAGACCATCACCCAGTGCAGCGATACGAGCCTTCGTGCGTTCCTTCTTCTCTCTATTCGCCATCTGTTCAGCAGTCTCCTCACGCTCAGGATTCAGCATCTTATACATGTCCGCATAAGATAGCTGCTTAGGCTGAGGCTCATCCTTCTTCACGATAGGAACGGAAGGCTTGTCTGTAGGAATAGAGCCATTAAGCATACCCTCAGCAGTCTGCTGGTTCATCCTTGCAGCCTGTTCGTGCGCATCCTTGGGAGGAGTAAGTTGCTCTCCTTTCCCTTGCAACATAGCTTGTGCGGTGTTCATATTCATCTGCTCAGGACTCGCCTTTTGGGCAGCATCCACACCACTCTGCTGCTTGTTGAGTACACTCTGTGTAGTCTTCAAGCCATTGTTGTTACGTAACATATCTGATGCTTTCATAGGCTATGCTTTAATCTTCTTTGGTGCATTGTCACCAACCATATCATTCAAGTCATTCGCTACTTGCTGCTGGGTAGGAGCAGCACCAACCTTGGCATCCAACTTAGCCATATCCGCATCGGTAGGCGATGCAACGTCAGGACGCTTAGGAGCCTTGCTGCTTCCACTGCCACTATCAAGAGAAGCAGCGATATTAGCAGCAGTACCAGCCACACCAGCTACAACGTTAGCAGTATCAGCAGACTTCTCGGCTTCCATTTGCATCTGTTGTCCCTGAATTGAACGCTTATTCTGCTGATACTGCTGCTCGATAGCATCCTTACGAGATTCGTTTGCAGCTACAATCTGAGAGGTCGTATCAGCAAGAGTCTTGTTGTTCGCCTCCTTTACCGCAGTAGTGGAATCTTCCGTACCTCCCATTACGGCTTGTCTGCCCTTAGCTGCTCTGTTTCTGTTCTTAATCTGCTCCTGCATCTGAGTGAGCAACCTTACTGTATCGGCACGTTTGGTAGGATCCTCATTATATTTCCTGTCATACCATGCCTGATTTTCTCTCTGCTGCTGGGCTAACATCTGTTCCTGCTTACGTCTCGCCTTGCGGTTAGCTATACCGCCAGCAATACTGCTTGCAAGCCCAAGCCCAGCGCCTATTAATGCACCTATCATATATATGAAATTATAAATTATTAATAATAATACAAAGATAAGCATACCTTATATTATAGAAACCTTATCTATTAATTAAGGTGTCTGCAATTCCACAAAGTTAATGGATAAGGTTTACACATATCAGGATATAGCTAACTTTGCAGTCAAATAGTTTAAAAAATGGCAGCAGACAGAAACACTAAAGGTCAGTTCGAGAAAGGTAGAGCAAAAACTGGCGGCAAACAAAAAGGTTACGAGTCTCCTATTACGAAGGAGTTTCGTGAGTTGTGTGCTGACTTTACAAGAGAGGCTTGGGAAGACTTCCTGATTGCTTGGAATAAATGTGAGCCGAAGGATAAGGTCACATCATTCATCAAGATATTGGAGTTCAACTGCCCTAAGCTACAGACTGTCACTCTTGATGATAAGCGTGAGGTTCACAATGCTCTCACCGAGAAATTGAGACAGATGTCAGAAAAAGAAGGTTAGTGTTGTGCTTTAAATACATTTCATAAGTTTTTGAGTTATAGGTTTTTGATTAGGTTAAAAGATTGTTAGGACGACAATGGGGAATGCGTGAGCACTCCCCATTTTTTATCACTATCAGCGACCACCTCTTGCCCTTCTATCCCCTGCCATATCCGTCTTGGAACCACGATTTACCGATGATGGTTTATACCTAATTCCAGATTTCGTATGTGAAGCATCCATGCCCTTGCGAGAAGCTGCCCCATACTTCTTATCGTGAGCAGCGTTGTGACGAGCCAATTCCCTACGCTTAGCCTTCTGAGCAGGAGAAGATTCAAAACGAGTGTCATAACGCTTTTTGCGCTCACGTGCTAAAGGATGATCGTGGTAATATTTAGCTGATTCTGATACCATAATTACTCTTTATCTTTGTCTTTATCTTCCTTCAACGCATCATCCAAATACTTATCAAGAGCCTTAATGCACTTATCTGGAATCTTATTTGCAACCTTGTTCTCTTTAACATAATCGATAGTGCCACCTACTCCATAGATGATAAGCAGGCTCTTTGTCGAAGGGATGAACACACACATAAGAAATCCTATTAATGTGGAAACAGTACTTAACTTTAAAAGTTTTAAGCAAATAGGAGGTATATCGTCACCATCCAAAGTAGTAGTAACAAGTATAAACGCCAAAAAAAGCATTGCTAAAACTGAAAGAGCCACAATAACCACACCCAAACTATTTAAGGTGCCCAAAACACCTAACCAATATAATTCACTCATAATCTTATTATTTTAATAGTTCAACAATATATACTATCCATTCTTTGCCCATCCCCATAAGGGAGAGGGCAGCAGCAAGGAAAACCTTTATTTAATTATCAACTACTATAAGCAGTAGATTATTCCTTACTAAAGCCTACATAGAACAAAGTTACCCACTTTGTTTGGTTCATCTATGTAGGGGTAGTGCCTTTCGGCAGATGGGCACCTGTTGTCAATGGATGGGACAGAGCAGGGTTTACCTACATGGATATATTCTATTAGACTGAGCAGTTTTATATATCGGTCGATAACTCCGAAGAGGACTGCACGGATTGAACCTCGTATGTCTTGTCAAAAACTCTGGGATAAAAAAAGAGTCCCAAAGTCTTGGTTGCAGCAAGAACTAAGGGACTCATATCTTGTAGGCTTAATAAAAAAAGCCTGAAAGGAGGACTACTTAAGTCTGTCAATCTGCAACATTAACGATGCAAAGATAGAAGTAATTTTTGGAACCGCCAAATGCAAAAAAGTGTTGAATGTAAGATAAATCGAAAATAGATATTAGTAGTTATACAATGGGTGTATAATAGGTATTAGTGTTAATCTAAGTTAAAGTCTTTTTGCGGATTGATTGTGAATAAAGTATAATTTGTATCTTTGCGCCAAGCATAGCAAACGAGTTTGCAAAGATTAACAATTAAAAGTTGCTATTTTGTTACTCGTTACTAATAAGACAAATAATACTTGACTGATTATCAGTAACTTACAAATAACAAAAGGACAAAATGGACTTTTTACAGAGAAACCTTTTCAAGAAGTTGCGTGCCGAGCATTTCGACACAAAGGAGCAACTCGACCCGATGACAACCTTCAAGAAACAGAAGATTGCCCAGATGATGAAAAATCTCAGCGACATCCCTTCGGGAGAGGTCGCCATGCACAGCGTTTTTCTCAACAAACGTCTCATCAAAATACAGCAGGACGAGCCGCACGCCATCGACACCTCCATGGAGACCATTTACCTCTTACGTCTGATCGTCAGCAATGTCAACGCCATGTATTCGGGCGGCATCAGTCTGAGGGGCATCATCCAACTGGGACAATACCTCCGCACACGTGGCGACAAGGTGGACTTCGTGAAGCTCGACACATGGCTCACCAAGCTCCACATCCAGCGCATGGCTCAGTTGGAAGGCAGCGTGCTCATCCAGTTCTTCAACTTCGAGCAAGACGAAATTCCATTTGTCAAGATGGTGGAACGAGGAGCCAGCAAGCTCACCGTACGCTCTCTATATTATAACATCAAGGACATGGAGGACATCAAGTTCCAGGAGTCGCAAGTGGGCTTCGTGCATACCACCGGTGGCACGATGCGAAAGAACCTCCGCCGCAGCATGAGATACTTCGGATATGCGCCGATAGAGACCACTTGCAACTTTCTCAATAGCTTCTTCAAGTCGCTATCTGAGATAGAGGAATAA